ATGGCTAAAAAAATGCCTGATATTGGTGAATACAAGTATGGTTTTCACGACAAGGACGTTTCCATTTTCCGTTCAGAGCGCGGATTGACAAAAGAAATCGTAGAAGAAATTTCTCGCATGAAAGAAGAGCCTCAATGGATGCTTGACTTCCGCTTGAAATCACTTGAGCATTTCTACAACATGCCGATGCCTCAATGGGGCGGAGATTTAAACTCACTGAACTTTGACGAAATTACGTACTACGTAAAACCGTCTGAGCGTTCAGAGCGTTCTTGGGATGAAGTTCCTGAAGAAATTAAACAAACATTCGACAAGCTCGGTATTCCTGAAGCTGAACAAAAATACCTTGCGGGTGTTTCTGCTCAGTACGAATCTGAGGTTGTATACCACAACATGAAAGAAGATCTTGAAGCGCAAGGTATTGTCTTTAAAGACACTGACAGCGCGCTGAAAGAGAATGAAGATATTTTCCGTGAGCACTGGGCAAAAGTAATCCCGCCGACTGATAACAAGTTTGCGGCGCTTAACTCAGCTGTTTGGTCCGGCGGATCTTTCATCTACGTGCCTAAAGGCGTGAAGGTTGAAACACCGCTTCAAGCTTACTTCCGTATCAACTCTGAGAACATGGGTCAGTTCGAACGTACACTGATCATTGTTGACGAAGAAGCAAGCGTTCATTATGTTGAAGGCTGTACTGCGCCTGTTTACACAACAAACTCACTTCACAGTGCGGTCGTTGAGATCATCGTGAAAAAAGGCGGCTACTGCCGTTATACAACGATCCAAAACTGGGCGAACAACGTTTACAACCTTGTAACAAAGCGTACAGTCTGTGAAGAAAACGCAACAATGGAATGGATCGACGGCAACATCGGTTCTAAGCTGACAATGAAATATCCGGCTTGTATCCTAAAAGGCGAAGGCGCGCGCGGTATGACGCTTTCTATCGCTCTTGCGGGTAAAGGCCAGCATCAGGATGCAGGTGCGAAAATGATTCACCTTGCACCAAACACATCATCTACAATCGTATCAAAATCGATTTCAAAACAGGGCGGAAAAGTAACGTACCGCGGAATCGTCCACTTCGGGCGCAAAGCGGAAGGCGCTCGCTCTAACATCGAGTGCGATACGCTCATTATGGATAACAAATCAACTTCAGACACAATTCCTTACAATGAAATCTTAAATGATAACATTTCATTGGAGCACGAAGCGAAAGTGTCTAAAGTATCTGAAGAGCAGCTCTTCTACTTGATGAGCCGCGGTATTTCTGAAGAAGAAGCAACTGAAATGATCGTAATGGGCTTTATCGAGCCATTCACAAAAGAGCTTCCAATGGAATACGCAGTTGAAATGAACCGTTTGATTAAGTTCGAAATGGAAGGTAGTATAGGCTAAGCCTGATACAGCAGGGGGTTAACTGGTTTTCAGGGAGGCCCCACCCACAAAACACCCACAAAATTATAAATTTGTATACCGCAGATACATCTCTAATGCGTCATTTTCAATTTTTTTGGTGACGTGGAGGTACGTATCTGCGGTTATTTTTATGCTCGAATGTCCAAGTCTTTCAGATACAAATTTCAAATCAGCCTTAGCCTCAATTAAATGCACGGCGTGACTATGCCTTAATGCATGGGGTGACAATATTGGCAAATCAGCTCTTTTACATATCTCTTTGAAGTATTCTCTAACAACATTTGTGCGCAACCATCGTCCATCATGCTGATAAAACACAATATCGGTCTCCGGTTTTTTATAGTTTTTGTATTTGAGAACAACCTCGTGTCTATTGATTCTGTGTTTTTTTAAAAGCTGAGTAGTGTGCGCATCTAGTTTGATTATTCTTAAGCCAGCTTTTGATTTAGGGGTTGAAAGATAAGGTGTGGAATTTGTCGGGTAGACTAGTGTTTTATTCACTTTTATCGTGCACTCTTCAAAATCTATATCGTCCCAGGTTAGAGCGAGCGCTTCACCTATCCGTAGACCGGTCCGAGCCATGAGAGAAAATAAAACATAATACTGTATTGAGTGTTTGTATTTGGAATTTTTCTGAGGCTCTTTCACCTGATTTAGAAATTTCTCTAATTGGTCTACAGTAAAGAATTTAATTTCCTTGTTGTTTTTAGTTTCCTTTGGGATTTTAATACGGGTGACAGGGTTCTCACGCAGTATCCTAAATTCGTGCACAGCATCATTTAATGCAGTGTTCATGATGCTATGTATTCTCCTCACAGTGCCTTCACTATATTCGTCCCTTAGCTCATTGATCCATTTTTGATACTCAGTTCTGGTTATATCTTTTAGTTTTAGATTTCCCCATTGTGGTAGAATATTAAGTCTTACATTCCTTTCTTGAAGTGAATAAGTGATAGGCTTGACGTTCGGCTTTTTATATATTTCGAGCCATTTACTGAAATACTCACTAATGCTTTCTTTTCCATCAGTAGCGAATCCATAATATTCGATATCTGTCTCTATTTGTGCAGCAGCTAACTGGGCTTCTTTTTTTGTTTTAAAGCCACGTTTTGATTTTTCTTTGTATTTGTTCGAATTCTTATCTTTGTACCGTATCCTATATTCCCATGTTCCGTTTGAATGCTTGCGAAAACTTGCCATGTTTTAACACCTCTAAATAAGAATATATGTTCGATTTTCAGGTAAATTTTTTATACTTGAAAGGTTTCAAACATTTCGATTACGCCTAATGGTTGAAAGCAGATTGTTAATCCGTTTACCTCTTTATACAATCCGTACTCTTCAATATATCTTTTAAGAGCTTCGTCTAAGAATTTTTCTGTAACATTTAGGAACTCAGCGAGTTCATACCGGTTTTTAATACCTGCTTTATGGGCTTGAATAATTTTATTCAATGGTACTAATTTTTTGTAAGCCCAATTTCTAGCTCTTAATTCTTGTTTTCTGTTTTGTACGGTTGACTGATCGAGTATTTGGCCAGCAGTTGTAAAGTGATGACCTAATTCTTCAGCTAGAACCTCTCTTTTTTCTGTATTCGATAACTTTTTATTTATCCAAACAATGCCATCTGAATATAAACCTTTTATTCTTCGGCTGAGTTTCTTTTCGAATACTGTTACTGTATCTTCTGATTCAATTAAAAGGTTTTCATAACTCATTTATAGACTACTCCTGGTTGTTTTTTCTTTTTGATTTTACAAATTCTTTAAAGCGACGAATCTCCTCGAGCTCTTCTTCAGTCCAATCTTCTCCCTCGTGATGCGCAGCAATGGTCTCTACGTCTTCATGGATTTTAAATTTCAAAGGTTTGACCTGCATATCAGATATACCTACTAAATAATCGGAGGATACATCAAAGTAATCAGCGAGGATCCGTACAATTTCCATTTTTGGATCCGATTGTCCGTTTTCATACCGAGATATCATACTTTTACTGATACTTGTCTCATATTTTTTATTTAATTCTAAGACCAATTCATTTATGCTTTGTTTGTTTTTATCACGTAAAGATTTCAACCTTTCACCAAATACATTCATTCTTTTATCTTCTCCTATTCGATATTCCTTGTATGGGAATATTTTATAATATGTGTTCCTTAAATGCAACATTTTATCCAAAAATGATTCCATATTAGGAACATTTTTTGTTGACACAGAAAATAAAGTGTTTTATATTTGAGTTGTTCCTTAATCGGAACGGAAGGAGGCGGTGATTTGGAAACTAGAAATAGACAACCATACAATAAAATCAAAGCATACTTTGTAGAAAATGAAATTAAGCACAAAGACGTGGCCGCTTTATTAAAAGTGAAGCCTAACACTATTAGTAAAAAGTTAAATGGTTTTGGCGGGGACTTTTCTCTAGAGGATGCAAAAAAGATGCATTTTCATTTTGGCGTACCGATCGCCTATTTTTTTGAACCTGTTGTTCCTAAAAAGGAACGATCACTTATATCATAAGGGAGTGATTCGGTGTTATCTGTTCAAGTGAATGAAGAACAAATTAAGCAGCTTTGTATTCAAAAAATTGAAGAGAAATTGAATGAGGCCAGAGATTCATACACCTTTTGGGATATGAAAGAGCTATGTAGACAAACAAATATGAGTCTGAATTTTATCAAGGAGACTTTCTTTTATGATGAAAGATTTCCGAAATATCGTGTCGGAAAGAAATGGCTCTTTCCAGAAAAACAATGCAAAGAGTTTTTACTCAAATGGCTTTCAGAGCAACCAAGAAATTAATACCAATCTATAAGAAATGTGGTGGGAAAATGAATGGAAGTTTGAAGTTGAATGACATTCAAATAATAAACCCGGAACCGGACTTAGATATCGAAGCAACTTACAATTTCATTGATTTTTTGTTCAATAGCGGACCGCTCTTCGCTTTTTCAAAAAAACCGAGTGACAATTCAGGTTTGAAGTTTGAGGTGACAAAAAAGACACAGCCTCTAAAAGGCCGTGTGATGCTTGAGTTTGCCAGCGCAGGTACAGAATACTGCGTACATATGTGTGAGGCGGAGGAACAAGAAATAGTTGAAGTCCGACGCAGGGAATTAGAAAGAATGGGAGGAGAAAAGAAATAGTGAGAATTATGATAGGGAATCTCCATATTTTTGTAGATAAAAAAAGCTCTGACTGCTGTAAATTGGAAATAGCCAACAGCCAGAGTAGAAAGAAAATCGGCATGTTAACTTTAGAGGAAAAAGCACCAGGAGTGTTTATTTCAACAAACCATCAATTTATTGAACGATCCGAATCTGATATTCTCCATCTTTTAGAATTCCTTCAAGAGAAAGAGAATAATCGCGGTAATCAGGAAAATCATACGACTTAAATATCGCTGTATGTCTCTTTTCCTTATGGAAGGAGTAGCAGCGATGAAAAAACCATTTAGTATCCGTTTCAAGCTCATTTTCTATAAATGACTCCATTTTAAATGCACAGGGACAATAATAATGGAAATCTTCTTCTGTTTTATAAATGTCTTTACTCAGCATAGTTTCACCCCCTGTCTTATACAGGGACATTATACCAATAGGAGGATACAACATGAATAACACTTTAAAATTAATCGAATTAAACGGGCAATATCTCGCCGACAGTCGGGATGTTGCGGAAATGACGGGCAAGCGCCATTCGGACTTAATCAGAACTATTAAAGGATACATTGACACAATTTTAACCGACGCAAAATTGCGTTCGTCAGATTTCTTTATTACTTCTACTTACGAGGACAGCAAAGGAGAAATTCGCCCTTGCTTTTTACTCACTAAAAAAGGCTGTGAAATGGTCGCAAATAAAATGACGGGTGAAAAGGGCGTGTTATTCACAGCAGAATACGTTACAAGATTTAATGAAATGGAGCACCACTTACAAACTGATTATTCACAGTTGAGCCCACAGTTACAACACATGATCCGTCTTGAGCAAAAACAGATCGAGCAAGACAAACGCTTAGGCAGACTTGAAGACAATTTGAGTATCGACTCCTTTCAACAAAATGTTATCCAAAAGCAAATTAAAAAGCGTGTGTATGAAATACGTGATAGATACGATGACAGCCCAGAGGGGACACGCCGCCTATTTTCAAGCATTTACCGCAATTTTAGGGACGCTTTCGCAGTGCCTTCATACAGGGATTTGAGAAAGTTAGACTTTGAGGATGCTAAGGCATGGATTAAAACATGGCGGCCGTTAATTTAGGAGGATGAGAATATGAATAAATTTGAGTTTTATAGTCGTGTCAAAGCTTTAAAAGTAGAAGTGGATCATATAACGAAGGAATTTCATGGTTTCATCAATGACACATACAAAGCCTTTTGGCGTGGTGTTGATCGTATCGCGGAATCTAACTTGATGTATTTGTTTGTTCACATGACTGAGGCGGATATTCCTGAAAAAGTGATTCAAGATCTACGCAAATTTTTCAACGCAGATAAAATTATGTCAGTTTCAAAATATAGTCCGTATAACAGCTTGGTGTGGATCAAACGATTACAGCGGGAAATGAATCGCGGAGAAATCACCGCTTCTAAATATCGTGAGCGTTTGTGGTCCATTTTAACCGAAATTGAGAATTTAGAGAAAGCGAATGAATCTATAGGGAAAATGGGCGAAAATTCCATCTCTGAAATTAAGCAAGAAATTGAAAAAGCAGTTAAATTAAGTCCCTCTTATCCAGAAAGTCTTGAAAAGCATTTAGTCTTGTCAATGGATTTCTTGAAAATGAAAAAGAATGATTTTTTATCTCTTCTGTCTATAGATCATAGCAAAGGAAGAGCGGCTGAAATGAGAAACACAATTGATAATATGCCGGATGAAATAGATTTTAATAGGTTCATGCTTGAGGTATTTGTGAAAAATATTGAGTCGCCGGATGATGATGTTTTCTTTGATATTTTCTATAGAGGTGTAATGGATCGAATCATAAGTGGGGAGATTGATACTTCAAAAATATTACATGAGGTTATTAAAGAACCGATTCCAATGTATAAAGCCGAAAAAGACGAATATGGCCGCATCGCCTCAATAGAGAAGGATCGGCCAAATCTCACATTACTCTAAGATGTAAGAGTCAAACATACGATCAAGAAAGAGTGTTGCCGCACTTTTTCTTGATTTATTCAGATAGACAATACCACGACTTAACGAAAATATCAATCTAATAAATCAAATGCAAGGAGAGTTCAATTATGAAATTAATGGGTACGCCTTCAAAAATAGCTGCTATTGGTGAACAGATCGGTGCGGATATAAATAACACGACTGTGTGCGGTAAGTATTATGACGCTGGCATGGTTACTATGCTCAAATTGATAGCAACAAAGTCTATGCATGAGCCCTTAGATAGTGACAAAGAGAATATTGAATGGTCACAAAAAAACGACCAAAGCAAATGAAAGAATGAATAAGTTTTATGCAGTGTTAAGCGAGAAGCTGCCGGCAGATTTAAAACCACTTTTGCAGGACTTTGACGAGGCTTATTCAACAAAAGCGGCATATGAGAGCGAGGACGCTTTTATATCAGGATTTATTGCCGGTTTTCGCTATCTCATGGGAGAAGTGGCTTATAGCGATGAATTGAATTTTTACAAGTAAGCAAGGTGATTCTAATGATTGGTTGGATAAAGCTTCATAGGAGTGTTCAAGATCACTGGATTTATCAAGAGAAAAGGAAGTTTTCTAAATATGAAGCTTGGCTCGATTTACTCATGATTGCCAGTCATAAAGATAATAAATTCGTTCTAGGAAACGAGCTTTACGAGGTTAAGAGAGGTCAATTCATTTCCTCAATTCGTAAACTTGGTGAGCGTTGGTCATGGTCTAATACCAAGGTAACGCAATTTCTTGACCTGTTACGGAAAGATGAAATGATTGATTTCAAAAAAGACACCAAAAAAACGCTTATAACCATTGTCAATTATGGGGTTTACCATGATTCCGATGAAGAAAAAAAGACAGTGATCGAACACGAAAACGACACGAAAGCGACACAAAAACACACAATCAAGAATGAAAAGAATGTAAAGAATGAAAAGAATATAAATACTTCTCGTCTCAAATATGAAATTTGCGACATGGAGAATGCGGAATTTTTGTTTGAAGAAATTCTCAAAAATAATCCTGATGCTAAAAAGCCTAATTTTGAAAAATGGGCTAATGAATTTAGGTTAATCCGAGAAAGAGATAAACGGACAGACAAACAAATCAAATACTTAATTAAGTGGTCACAACAGGACAGCTTTTGGAAAACCAATATCCTAAGTCCATCAAGCCTTCGAAAACAGTTTGATAGGCTTGTGACCAAGATTAAGAGCGATAAAGAACAGGAGTCAGCAAAGAGAACTGTTATACCTAAAGGAGAGGAGTTTAATTTGGATGATTAAAAAACAAACCTTCGAAATTATGTCTCTTATCAAGCAATACTTTGAACATTTTGAGATTACGCAAGAAAAGATTGATTCTTGGCATGAGCTTTTACAAGAAGCTGAATACGAGGAAGTACGCCGCAATCTAATCAACTTTTGCCGCTTGAATAAGTTTCCGCCGAAGGTTGCAGACTTGTTGAATGCAAAGCCTACAACAGTTGACCGGATGAATGCAATTCCCTCTGTAGAGGAAACAAAAGAGTATCTTGCGAAAATGTCTGCTCCTGCTGAGTTAACAGAACAAGAGCGGGCATCCATAGAGAAATCAAAAGCAGAAATCAGACGAATGCTTGGGATCGGTGATTAAATGGACACGAACCAATTTTTATACAACATAGATGCGGAGCAGTCCTTTTTAGGGGCGCTCCTTTTAGAGCCTGAACTAATAAAAGACAGTCGGATTAAGCCGCTCCATTTATCACAGTTCAAACATAGAAATCTATTAACTGCAATGATTGAGCTGGATTCTAAAGGTATCCCGATAGATTTGGTTGCAATCGTGGAGCAAGTAGGACGTGACAACATCGGCAGCGTTGGCGGACACAAATATTTATCCGACTTAACAGAGTCGGTGCCGACTACCGCCAATATTTCCTTTTACGAAAAGCTTATATTTGAGTATTGGCAAAAAAGAGAAATGAGCAAGATCGCGGAGGAAATTAAGCATAATGCCGCTCATGAAGATGTGTCCTCAACTATTCAAACGAGCATATCCAATTTAATGCGTTTAGAAGACGCTACAGGCGATGAAGAGGACGGGGCAATACAAAATGACCTGTTAGACATTTACGAGGAGCTAGCGACCCCAAAAGGGGAAATTACGGGTATGCGAAGCGGCTTTGCGGAGCTTGACCGAATGACGTCAGGTTTTCAAAAACAAGAGTTGGTCATCATAGCCGCTCGGCCATCGGTCGGGAAAACTGCTTTTTGCTTAAATGTTGCGGCTAATTTTATGGGTAGCTCATTAAATCAATATAGTGGCGGCGCAGTAGGTATATTCTCTCTTGAAATGTCACGTAAGCAGCTCTTAAAAAGAATGGCTTCAATTCTCGGAAATATCAATGCAGATGCAATGAGAACAGGAAATTTGACGGCTAATGATTGGAACAAGCTTTCACAAGCAAATGGTATTCTCGGTTCCGCTGATCTAAGAATATTTGACCGCCCGGGCGTCACAGTAAATGAGATATGGTCAAAGGCAAGGAAAATGAAACGGGAGTATGCCGGTAAAGATATCTTGATCATTATTGATTATTTGCAGCTGATTACAGGATCAGCAAAACATAGGGGGAACAGAACACAGGAAATAGGCGAAATAAGCCGCATGCTCAAGCATATGGCACGAGAGTTAGACATTTGTGTGATTGCTCTTAGTCAGCTTTCAAGGGGCGTTGAACAGCGGCAGGATAAGCGCCCAATGATGTCTGATATTAGGGAATCAGGGCAAATCGAGCAGGACGCGGATGTCATTGGGTTTCTTTATCGTGATGATTATTATGACAAGGAAAGCGAAAGTAAAAACATAATCGAAATCATTATTGCAAAACAGAGAAACGGTCCTGTTGGTACTGTCTCACTAGCGTTCATTAAAGAATATGGCTTGTTCTTAAATTTGGAGCGTAGATTTGACAGTTAGAGATTGGTATCGAGAAGCGCTGCGGCATAATTACTATTCTCTCATTCTGCTGATAGAGTTTTTGGTTTATGAGAAGAAAACCATAAGTCTGCAGGATCCAGAACAGGCACTTAATTTTTATTTGCAGGAAAGATTTAAGGATAAAATGAACGCTTATTTGTTGGCATACGAGCAGCGGGTTAAAAGGAGTGAAACAGTTTGAGATTAATCAATTTAGATCATATAATTGAAAGAGATAAACTTGTCATAGACACAAAACAGCATGATTGTTTTGCGGTTATTCTATCCAATGGAGCTGCAAGGATGGTTCCGCTCCCAACATATGGGGAAACAAAAATCATTACAAATCAAGGAAAGGTCACCCGCGTTAAATGGGACGAAGGTGAATTGTTTAATTGAATACAAGTCCAAGATGGAAAGCCTGCGGACACTGAACCTACAGCAATAGCGCTGTTTGTTCGGTGTCCTTTTTAATTTGAATAATCAGGAGGTAAATATGAATCAAATGACATTAAACCTGCCTCAGATTGACGAAGAAGCCACTAAAGCAAAAGCAGAGCAGCTGCTGGATCAATACCGGTTATATCTCTTACAGGTGCCAGATGATTTTTTGCCAAAGGTTACACCAGCATATAGCCTTGTTCCTCCCAGCTTTTCGAATGAATTTCATTCTTCCACTGAAGATGCAGCATTAAAACGTATGGATTGGGGGACTAAGAGGGGCCAGTTTTTAAAAAGAATGCAAAGAGCAGTAAACCGGCTTTCCCAAAAGGAGCGGCAAATACTTGTCATGCTCTACATGCAGAATGAAGAAATGTATGATTATGAGGTCTATGCAGAAATGAGACTCAGCCAGCGCAGCTACTACCGGGCAAAAGCAAAAGCGTTTTACCGGCTTGCCTTTGCTCTTCGTGTGGAAGTCTATAAGGACGGAGGCGCGCCGGAATGAATTTTGTTCAACCGATAAGGGATTTAGATCAGATTTATTATATTAAAAAGTACCTGAAGCACGGAGCTAACGAAATCATCTTCTTTTTATGGATGGAATTAATTCAGACCAGTGTATATCAGACATGCGGCTTTTAAGGTTTAGGGACGTGAAGTGTATATATCGATCTGCAGAAGCAAAAGACAAAAAAACAGAATCAATAACGCACGTTGCCTTGCTGCAGGGAACCAATCCAGCCCCGACATCGTGTTGAAGTAAACGGGTATCACTCAAGACACAACGGATAGAACAATGAACGACTTTAGTTTATAAGCTCATTTTTTTGAACGGCAGGTGAGTTTTTTATATTGTAACGGGTAAGTAACAAAGTAGAAAATTCTATTTGGATTGTTAGTTTGAAGTGCAGTTGGAATAAAAATCAGTTCTAGGGTAATAACTGGGGAAATAATAATTAAATTGACAGAAAAAGAAAGCTAGGTGATAATGTGAACAAAGGGAGGTTGAGGTTTATGGCGACTTATGTTGCTCATAATCGTGACTTATTTCTAAAATTAAATGTAACTGGAATGGCTCTAAAGGCTTCAATTGCGAAATTATATGCTCATCATTTAGCGGTTTCTGAAGAGAAGAGAAAAGACAGAGAGTATTATGATATGTATTTAAAAGCTTATTCGGATGATCAAGATGACTTGAATTATTCTGAGCTCTTCACAAACATTTCATTAGAAGCTGATAAGCTAATGAAGGAGAATAATGATTAAATGAAAAAAACTGATCCTTCGCGAGGGGACATATATTGGGCTGACCTAGAGCCGGTTAAGGGATCTGAACAAGGGGGATCTCGACCGGTTTTTGTTATTTCTAATAACCTTATGAATAAAACAGCTCCAATCTGTATATGTGTGCCTATTACTAGACCCGGGGAAAAAATTAAAAAGTATCCATTTAATGTGGAATTTGAAAAAGAGGATTGGCTAATTTCACAGGAGGCTATAACAGAAATTGAAAGGCTAGGAAACAGCTTCGCTAATGCAGGAGGGTTTCTTTTATGTAATCAGGCTAGGGCAATTAGCAAAAACAGATTATACGTAAGGATGGGGCGTTTTGAAAATGAAAGTAATCTAAAGAAAGTTGAAGAAGCTATTATTCACTCTTTTGGGTTGAACATTTGTGAAAGCTGTGAAACACCACTAAGAATCGGTGGTTTAAAATGCGCAAAGTGTCATAAAGTACATAGCAAGAGGTGTATGGGGTGCGGGACCATACATTCAATAAAATATAAATTCTGTCCAGAGTGCGGAAGAGGTGTTAAGCGATGAGTGACAGCATGTCAAAAGATGAATTCATTGAACTTCTTCTTGAAAATGTTACAAAAATTTCAGATTCTATAGATTTAATCATTCATACAATTAATGGGTTAATTAAAGATGGAATCAAAGTGTCAGAAGTTACTACGGAAGATTCAAAGCTGCTCGCGTCCTTAAGTCAGTTAGTTAAACATATGGAAAATCTACATTCTACAAAACATGCATTTAGGGAAGTGGAGCCTGAATTATGGAAAATTTATATACAAGCGACTGAGGTGATTCTAACTGGAGTAATGATGCTAATCAAATTACTTCAAAGCGGAGATAACATAAATGGTTCAGATGAGCTTGTATTCATAGTGAATAAATTGTTTGAAGGCTCTCAAATAATCGTATCATTAGTTGATCAACTTGTATAACTGAAAGAGATTAAGTGCACCTTATGTAGGTGTGCTTTTTTTCTTCTAACTAGAGAACACTACCATTAACTTAAAAGAGAGGGATTAGACATAATATAAGTTATAATTAATTGGTTATGAGGAAAATGTTGTAAGTTTTTCGTGGTGTCGTCGTGTTATAGGAGGTGAGCGGTCTGACTGCTGCAGAGCAAAAAGGAATGTACTAAAACGATTTTGGCAGAAAGCTGGCACGATAACGGCACACCATTTTGTTTTAGATAATGTATTATGGTAGTAGGTAATAAATCAAGGGAACGGCACTGCTGATGAGCGGGGGCGCTTTTTTATGTTCCATGTAAACTGCTCCTGGTAAATCGTTCGACAAATTTTGCGGATGGTTTCATTGTCATGCTCTTTTGTCGATAAAAGGGATTGAGGTGATAATATGCAAAACCATTCTTTGATGGAAGCAAAAGAAATATCGAAATACCTAGGAAAAAGATACGGGAAACCCTACAAAGAAAATCTGAGCATTCAGCTGGTTGTTAAAGAAGCATTAAAAAGAGATCATAGTGAAGAGCAATTGAAACTGATGGTTAATAGATTAGATTCGAATCTCAGTGTATCAAATGATTTAAGCTCTCTTAAAACTATTCCTTTTACATTACTTACATCAGTTCTTGCCGGAGTGCTTAGTGTCTTTGTTGTTATGTTCACATTCTATTTCAATACTATTAATAGTTTTACCACCACTATGTTACAAAAGGATAAAGAAAATAAGATAGATTTTGGAGTCGCTCTTAATACTGTTGTTGAAGGTGGAGAACAAATAGCTTCGTTAATATTATATTTTAGTGTCTTTATCGCTATTATAATGTTTGGGACGTGGGTGCATATCACAACTAAAAGTAAGAGATATTATGAACAGCAGCGGGGTTTTAAGTTGTTATTAGACGAGGTAATGGAAGAGTTAAAAGAAGTTAAAGATAAGCATTGAACAGTTTGCATCATTCTACGGGATGGTGCTTTTTTATATTCTCTGTAAATTGCGTCCGGTAAATCTCAGGGAGAACAATTGGCGGTTAACGCTGAGTGCGGGAGCAGTTTAGAAAGAATATGATTGGAGAGATTACATGAAAACAATTGGTCAAGCCTTTGAGGAATTAGGAAAGAATCTGAGGTGTGCGGCTGAAAGGATGCCAACGCCCAAGCCGCTTTCCACTGAAGCTTTTATTATGTTGAGTAAAGGAGATAGAGCATGGAAACAATTTATGCGCACCCATTTGAGACGTCATGGTTTATTTCGCTCACGTTCTTCTGTTTATCGTGTGTAGTCTGTTCAGGTAAATCAGAAAAGGAATAAGCATGGCAAGGCAACGTGATGAGTTAGACAAAATCTATAATACAGCACGCTGGAAGCGAGTAAGGAAAGTCGTTCTGATTAGGGACGGCTATTTGTGTTGTGAGTGTCGGCGTCGTGGATTGATAACGGAGGCAAATACGGTTCACCATATCATTGCATTAAGGGATGATCCGAGCCGGGCGTTTGATCTTGATAATCTTGAAACGATCTGTTTAGAGTGCCACAACAGGGAGCACCCGGAAAGAAGCGGCGGGGAGAAGAAGAAAAAACGCAACGAAAATGTTTTCAAATTCTACGGGAACAACGAAATCATTTAAAAAAGCGCTAAAACATCCCCCCCTACCCTTTAAACAAGAGGGAATAAAAATTTCAAACAACGGTATGCCCCTTCCTATACAATAAATTCGATTTTGAAGATTTTTCGCCCCGGAAAAACAGAAGAGAGCATCCCGGCCGAAGCCTTGATGCTCTTGAGTTTATCGTATATCGGGGGCCGCAATTTGTAAAGGGTGAAAATGAATTTTTTTCGAAAGAAGGTGAAAACGGTGGCTATGCCTGCAAAAAGTGCCAAACTTACATTATTAGACGGCAATAAAAGCCGCTATACGAAAGCCGAATTAGAAAAACGTATTGAAAATGAAGAGAAAATGAAAATGAGGGCCGAAAATATCGAGCCGCCTTCCTGGTTGTCTGCTACTGCAAAAAAGGAATTTAAACGGCTGACCGAGCTTCTTTTAGAAGTGGAATTGATCAATGAGGCCGATATCACACATTTAGCCTTTTATTGTGACGCGTATTCTCAATACATTTCATTTGAAAGGCAAATTAAAAAATATGGGTTGTGGGTTGATGGAAAGCCCAACCCTTTTATTATGCGTAAAAAAGATATGGCGGCACAACTACGGGCGTATGGTTCGGATTTAGGCTTGTCGCCGGCAGCGCGTGCAAAATTAGCAATTAACTTGGAGAGCGGGGAAGAAGAGGAAGAAGATGACTTCTAAACCCTTGCTTGACATGAGTTATTCGGAGCTTACCAAGTGGTGGGCTGATTATCAAGCAGAACAACAATCATGGGGCGGCATCCTTGTAGAGCCTTATCCCGAATTACTAACAACATGGTACGCGGAGCGGCTTATAGATGGGTCAATCCCGGCATCAAAGGAAAATATCTTAGCTGCTAAACGACACATGAGAGATTTAGAGCGGCAGGGTACAGATGATTTTCCTTGGATTTTTGATGAAGAGAAAGGGCATCGCCCTGTCAGGTTTATCGAAAAGAAGTGCAGGCCATCGAAAGGTGACTACGATCAACTTGTTCTGCAGCCATGGCAACATTTTGTCATCGGCTCCATTTTTGGATGGGTTCATAAAGATACAGGAATTCGGAAATACCGTGAGGCCGTGGATTTTGTTGGCCGGAAGAACGGGAAAACAACGATTATCTCAGGTACTTCTAATTATATGTTGGGTTTTGACGGAGAGCGCGGGGCCAATGTTTACGTTCTGGCTAATTCACAAAAACAATCATCTATTCTGTTCAATGAATCAAAGGCCATGATTGAGAATTCCCCATATTTAGACAAACGCTTTAAGGCTTTAAGAAGTGAGATTCGTTACGAAACTATGAAATGCACAATGCAAGCCATGTCAGCGGAAAAGAATAATAAAGATGGGGAAAATCTTCATTTTGCTGTATTTGATGAAATTCACGAATATGTGGATTATGCACTAATCAATGTCATGAAAAAGTCAAGGGGTATGAGGAAGCAGCCATTAATTATTTATATCACGACTGCCGGCTACGTTTTAGATGGGCCGTTAATGAATTTCTTTGAGGCGGGAAAAGAATGCCTTGAAAACCTTGAAGATGATTTAGACGAACGGACTTTTTATTATCTGGCGAAGCTGGACAAGCCGGAAGAGGCGGACGATCCGCGGATGTGGATAAAAGCCAATCCAAACATTGGCCTTATGGACTTTGTAAACCTCGTGACAGACTACAAAAAGGATAGAAAAAACCCGCAGGAGCTGGCCGACTGGTTAACAAAGCAATTTAATATTTTCAGTGATGTGGATGAACTGTCATTTGTTGATGTTGCTACGATCAATAAAAACAACAAAGAAATTGACATTGACTTGCTGAAAGGCCGGGAATGTGTCGGCGGTTATGACTTATCCGAAACTGAGGATTTTACCAGCGCTTGCTTAGAGTTTCCATTGGATAACGGAGAGATATTTTATCTGACACATTCCTGGATACCGGAGGCCCGATATAACCGGGACAATAATCAACAGCGGTTAGATGAATGGAGGAAAAAAGGATATTTGACCATTATTCCGGAGGCTGATTATGTCAATTATGAGGTTGTGTTGAATTGGTTTATTGAGAAATCCAAACTGTATAAGATAAAGAAAATTGGTTATGACAAGGCCAAGGCGCTATTTTTAAATGCTGCGCTTGAAGAGCACGGCTTTGAAACGGAAAAAGTAATCCAAGGATTTAAAACGCTTGGCGGCCCTATGCAGAACTTTAAAGAACTGATGTTAGATGGAAAAGTCATTTTTAACAATAACAAGCTTTTCCGTTGGTATCTGAACAATGTAAGAATGGTCAAAGATCGCAATAATAACTGGATGCCTACGAAACAATCCAAGAATCGCAAAATAGACGGGGTGGCCGCGGCATTAACGGCCCATACGTTTGTAATTCCTATGATAATCAAGCCGAAAAAGTCCGGGAAAGTGAAATATTATTCCGTTGCCGATTTAAAAAACATGTAGGGGGTGAGGCTTTGGGATTAAAGGAGATTTTTAAACGTTTTTTTAACCGGGTTACGTTTCAAAAACCGGTTACGCATCACATGAGTTTCCAAGGTGACTATTTTAGCAGCGCTTCAGATATGAACGAAGCGATATTCAGTGCAGTGAGCCGATTGGGAAATACGTTTGCTAGTCTGCCGTTAAAATTATTTGATGACAATTTTCAGCAGCCGTCTGATTGTGCCGGCTTTAATTTGCTGAGGGATGGGCCGCGATACTTTACCCGATTCGATTTTTTTAGAGACATTGAAACAATCCGGAATTTAAAGGGGAATGCTTTTGTTCAGTTATTCCGCAATGTGAACGGGCAAATTGTTGATATGGCCCTTGTAAAGCCGGGATGTTGTGAGCCAGTGCTTGATATAACGTCTGGTGAGTTGTATTACGCCGTTTCCTCCGTTGATAATGCACCGAATCAACAAACAATGTATGTCCATTATAGTGAAATGCTCCATTTTAAACATGCGCGGTTCGGTCAAGTTATGGGGATGAACCCAATTGACTTGTTAAAGAACACGATTGACTATGATCACGAAGTAAGAAAAATATCTATGAATCAATTAAACGGCACAAATGAGGGGCTTATTGTAAGGTTTGATGGAAGCTTAGATGAAGAGCAAAAGGAAGCACATATCAAAGCAATAGCGGGATTTTATCGAGATAATGGCGGTTTGCTGGTCGAGGAAAGCGGGATCACAATTACACGGGTTGAGCGTCAAGTTGTAGACCCGAAATTGATTGATATTGATAAAGTGACAAGATCGCGTGTTGCCATGGTGTACAACGTGCCTGAGCATTTCTTAGGTGATAATACATCTAGCTTTTCATCATTAGAGCAGCTTAATTTAGAATTTGTAACAAACAATCTGCTGCCTACTCTCAAACAATATGAAGAAGAGCTGAACAAAAAGATTTTGACACCGGATCAAAAGCAAAGAGGCTATCATTTTACTTTTGTTGTCAACTCACTGCTGCGCGGTGATACACAGACCCGACAAAATTACTATCAAGCGGCGGTCAGAAATTCGTGGATGCGTCCCAATGAGGTTAGATTGGAAGAAGGGCAGCCGCCCGATCCTGATCCGAACGCTAATAAATTATGGATTAGCGGCGACCTATACCCAATCGAAACGCCGGTTTCTGAACGTAAAGGGGGTGAAAGCAAAAATGAAAAAAAACCAAGCGAAAAATAAGTATTGGAGTACGAAGGCATCCGGTGACAGCAGCGCGGATGTTTTTATTTTTGGTGAAGTGGTCACAAGCGGTTATGAATGGGATGAAATAGATACATCGGCCGCCTCATTCAAGCAGGATTTAGACAGCTTGGGAGATATGAGTGTTTTAAATGTACACATTAATTCGCCCGGTGGCTCTGTATTTGAAGGCGTGGCCATCTGCTCCATGCTCAAACAGCATAAAGCATTCGTTAACGTATATATTGATGGGTTAGCTGCTTCAATCGCAAGTGTCATCGCAATGGCGGGTGACGCTATTTTTATGCCCTCAAACGCTATGATGATGGTTCATAATCCGTGGACAATAGCGATGGGAAATGCGAATGAAATGAGAAAGCAGGCTGATGTCCTTGACAAAATTTCCGAGTCTATGAAAGCGTCCTATCTTGAAAAAGCGGGCGACAAATTGACAAAGGAAACACTAGATTCTTTGATGGATAACGAAACGTGGTTATCTGCTAGTGAAGCCGTTTCTTACGGCCTTGCGGATGAAATTACAGCAGCAAACCAAGCAGCAGCTTGCGTTTCCTCTGCATTATTTTCTCGTTATCGAAATGTGCCGCACGCACTCAAAGAACCTGAATCTATAGACGCGAAACAACCAAAATTACTGAATAAGAAATTACAGATTCTTAAAGGAGAGTTTAAACGATGACATATGAAGAACTAAAAAATACTTGGATTAATGCGGGGCAGCGGGTTTCTGATGCACAACACAATTTACAGCTTGCACTTGTTGACGATGAAGTAACCGCGGAGGAAGTCGAGGGCTTAAAGGCAAAGCTACAAGCAGCTCAGGCGAAACGAGACATTGCAAAAGAACAGATGGAAGAAGCCGAAAAAGCAGCTATTAAACAAGCGAAACAGGCCCCGTCTATCCCTTCTACGGCAGCGGATGTAAAAGATCAATTTATAAAAGATTTTAAAGACCTATTGAGCGGCAGACCGAGCGCGGCCGTGACTACCAAACTGGATGAAAACGGGGAAGGGATTGGCTTGACGATCCCGCAAGATATCCAAACTGCGGTCAACAAACTAAAACGTCAGTTTGATGCCCTGGAACAATACGTTAATGTGGTGCCGGTAACGTCCCTTTCAGGAAGCCGAAATATTGAAAAATTAAGCGATGTAACACCGTTTAAAAATATCGACAATGAAAGCGATGAAATAAACGAGAATGACGATCCATCTGCAAGCATTCTGAGATACTTAATTCAGCGGTATGCGGGCATTTCAACCATTACTAACACACTATTAAAAGAGTCGGCGGAACAAATTATCGCGTGGATTACTGATTGGTTGGCGAAAAAATCAACAGCAACGCGGAATGCGAAAATTATCCAAGTATTAAACGGCCTGCCTGATGCACAGAAAAAGACCGTTGCAAATGTGGATGATATCAAAGACGTTATGAATGTGAAACTCGATCCAGCTATCAAACTGACTTCATCTTTTATTACAAATCAAAGCGGCTTTAATGTTTTGGACAAGGTTAAAGATGCATTCGGCCGTTATTTGCTGCAGCCGAACCCGCAGAACCCAACAGAATTAATGTTATTGAATAAGCCAATCAAGGTTATTTCAGACAAATATTTACCAAACGGCGGAACAGATAAAGCGCCTGTTTACCCTCTATTTGCTGGTGATTTAAAAGAGGCTGTGGTTTTATTTGACCGGGAACAGCTTTCTATCATGATGACAAATATCGGCGCCGGCGCTTTTGAAAAAGATCAAACTAAAATCCGCGCTATTGACCGGTTTGACGTGAAATTGTGGGATGAGGAAGCGGTTGTTTTTGCGAGCTTTAAAGGTATTGCCGATGAAACGCCAGCAGCATCCGCAACAACAGCAGGGTAAAGGAGTGAGATAAATGGCAGTATCTCTGTCCGAGGTGAAAGCGGCGGTAAGGATCGATACTGACGCTGATGACAAATTATTGGAGAAATATATTAAGGCTGCGGCTGACACCCTTATTTCTGCTGTAGGGGATAAGATTGCTGGTTTTTACGATGATAACCCTATTTTTGACGTAGCAGTTATGAGATTGGTGGATCACTATTATAAAAACCGGTCTGCTACTTCAAACGGCGTAGAGGTGCGTGATATCCCATTTGGGATTACGCCCTCTATCATACAGTTGAAAGGCAAGTATTTACGACAATTGCAAAAACAAGAAGGAAGGTAAAAAACGGTGCCAATAGCGAAAACAGGCGACTTAAACGAGCGAATTACGTTTAATGTTCAAAAATCAACCAAAATTAACGGGGTGCCGAAAATGGGGCCGGTTGAGGTTGCTACGGTTTGGGCCGCGGTGTGGCGGCAACACTTAAAAGATCGAATTAATAACCTGGGGGAAGGCATTGCCAACAAAATAACATTTGTTGTTCGTCAAAATCTTCCTTTTAAAATTACAAATGATATGACGATCACCCATAAAGGAACAGAATACAAAATCGTAGACATTGAACCGGATACCGTTAATTACGAATGGAAAACCATCATTTGTGAGGCGATAACATGAGTGTGGAAGTAGATATGACCGGTTTAGATGCTCAACTCCGTAAAGTGGCTTACCGGACAAAAAGCGGAGGCGTAAAAGCGACATTAGCGGGCGCTATGATCGTTAAAGAAGCTTTAAAGGTAAATACCCCTTACGAAAATGAATCTGACCGGAAATGGAAAGCGCAGCGGCAAATTGAGGCTAAAACAGGGGAATCCCATGAGTTTAAACATATGCGTGACGATATCGTGATTTCAAAGCCTGACAAATTGGGCGAGGTAACAGTTGGCTATGGAAAGGATACGGCTTGGCGATCCCATTTTGTAAATGACGGCACAATTCATCAGCCGCCGCAGCATTTCGCGGAGAAAACCGTGGCAGAAACAAGGGAGACGGTAACGGCAACCATGCAGCGCGTCATTAACACGGAGGTTGCCGGTTTATGAGCTTACTGACTGAAGCTTATGACCTTCTAACTGCCCAGGACAATCCGTTAATGATTAATGAAGATTACGTTTTTATGCATACGGTTCCGGTTGTCCTCCCGGACGGCACGGGTTTAAAAGACGCAAAGAACGCCATTGTGAAAATAAGTCATATTCTCAACAAAAGGGCGGGATATGCAAGTAATTTTAGTCGAGAAATTCAAACGTCTGTGCAAATACAAATTTGGTATGAGTATGACGACAGTTTGGCTGAGCAATATGACGACTTACTAAATGATTACTTTGAGTCAAACGGCTTTTATTCTTTCCAGAGTTACATATCCGTTGATCCGGATATTGAAAAGCTCTATTTAACGGCAAAATTCAAAAAAACAAGTGTGAATTAGTCACTGTCAGCCAGTGGCTTTTTTTAATACAAAAAATTAAGTAAAGGAATGATGATGAATGGCAACGGTGGGTTTTGAATCTATTGTTATTACCGTCTTGGATGAAAACGAAAAAGCAACAGATAAAAAATATGTGTTGGATGGGAAGCGAGATAAAAACGGGGTTGTTGAGGCAAATATCACGGGGCTGGCACCGACTAAAACCAAAAACTATGCGTCAAATATGGCGATTGATGTTTCCGCAAAAGGCACCGGAGATGTGAAATGTGAGCTGTCTATTTACAATTTACCGGACGATTGCATGGCGGAAATTACCGGTATGGAAAAAGTAAACGGAATCTATCAGCTTGGAAAGGATACGCAGCCGCCATTTGTGTCTGTGGAATGCTTATCATCTGATATAAACGGAAATAAGCTCCATGTTGGTCTGTTAAAAGGAATGTTCGGCGCGCCGGATTCCGATCTAAAGACAAATGATGCAAACGTACAAACAGCGCAAGATAAAATTTCAGGGGAATTTATCGCCCGATCTTCTGACGGGCTGGTTTATGGTAAAGCAAACGAGGGGGATAAAGATTTTTCAGAGGAAGCATGGGAAAAATTTATCCGTCCTTCTGACACGTCAGCAGCATAAAACCATCATTTGCGAGGCTGGAATTTCCGGCCTCTTTTTAATCCAAAAAATGAAACCGAAAAGGAGAAATGAAACATGTTAAGAATCGAATTACTCAATCAAAAAGGTGAAAAAGTAGTATATGAGCAGGGGTTTGTATCTGGTCGTAAAGTACGTGAAGCGTTGGCATTGCAGGATGAAATGGATAAAAATGAAAATCTCTCAGAAGCGGAACGTTTAGATAAAATGGTCACGTTCGTTGCCGATGTTTTCAGTGATGAAAAAGTAACGATGGATTCTATTTATGATGGAATAGACGCGCGTAAACTTATGCGAACAATTGAGGGGATTATGGATATCGTCATGGGAAACGAGGAAGAGGGCTTAAAGGAAGTAGCACTAAAGGCACAGGAGTAACAGCAGCCGAGGCCCTCAGAAACTTGAAAAAAATGTATAGAAATTTGATGGAGGCCGGCTGGTCGTTTCGTGATATCGACGAAGCAGATTATTACGGCCTTTTAGATGTGCTATCGGAAGACGCGCATGTGATGACGGGTGAAGAATTCTTCAATTCGATTACATAAGAAAGGAGGGAGAACATGGCCGAGGGTGTTGTTATTAAGGTTGGTTTGGATGGAACAAAAGTAACGCAAAGTTTAAAAGCTATTAAAAACACCGTTGCGGCATCTACCAGCCAATGGAAAGCTGAGTTTCAGATTTTCAAAAATGCCGGGGATCAATTAGGCATGTTAGGCGCAAAGTATGACGGATTAAGCCGGACGATCAAAATACAAGACGTTCAAGTAAAAAAGCTGACAGAATCCTATAATAAGGCCATTGAAAAGTACGGGAAAAATACTGAAGAGGCAATGCGGTTTGCTAATCAAATCAACAATACAACCCGGAGGCAGGCGCTTTACCGTCAAGAATTGAAAGATACTGAGATCGCCATGAATGATCAAAAGAGAGGAACAAGCCTTGTACGGGAAAACCTGTCTTTATTAACAAGGGAAACAACGGCAGCGATCAACAAATTCAAAGCCCAGGGCAAAGCGCTCCGGGCCAATAAAGAAGAATATAAGGGCCTAGGAAATCAGATTAAGGAACGTAACCAGCTTATTGAAAAAGAAAAGCTGAAACTACAGGAATTAATAGAGAAAAAAGGCGCCGACAATATAGCAACCAAAAAGCAACGCACAGCCATTTTGGAATTGGAAGCGGCGCAAGCATCTGCTGTCAGCCGGTATAAAACACTCAATCGGCAAGTAGGCAGCTCTTCAAAGCTCAGTTTAACGTTTCGCGATAATGTCAACAAATTAAGGGATTCTGTGAACCGGGCCAGTGATAAATTAACGAGTGCCGGCCATTCAATGACAACAGCCACATTTGGCATTGGAGGGGCATTTGTTTACGGAACAAAGCAGGCCGTTGAATTTGAACGGAAAATGACGGACATTAAGTCCTTGCTTGAATCTGACGGAGAATCTGCGAAAGAAGCCGGCGAGATTACAAAAGACATGGAAAAGCAAGCGACGGTGCTTTCCGGAAAATACGGTATTTCTGTTCAAAAAATCGGTGATGCGTATGAAACCATGATCCGTAAAGGCGATACAGGCCGGCAGGCCATTGCTGCGGTTGAAAAAATGATTAAAGCGTCAACGGCTGCGGGATCTGAATTTAAAGAAACGACAAAAGTTTCTATGAACGTCATGGAGCAATTTTTTGACAAGTCAAAGTCAGCGGCAAAGACGGCCGAGAACACGACGAGAGTTACAAACGCCATGGCTTACGCAGCGGATCACGGGTCGGCTAAATTCACAGAATTGGGCTACTCCATGAACTATGTGGGGGATTATGCTAAATCCGTCGGCTACTCAATGGAAGACATGGCGGCTTATCTTGAAGTCATGTCAAGGCGCGGCGTGGAAGGAACGTCCGCCGGTACTGGCCTGCGTGGAGTTATGGCAAGCCTTGTTAAGCCGTCAAAACAGGCAGCCGGTGCAATGGCAGATATTGGGCTGAAAACAAGCGATTCACACGGAAACTTGTTGAGGTTGTCCGCAATTGTGGAACAGTTACGCGAAAAAACAAAAGGTATGGGAACCGAGGAAAAAGGGAATTTACTTTCCCGCATGTTTGGCCGGACTTCCCTTCCTACTATTACCGCGTTAATGACGGAATCAGGGGAGCACCTGGACAAGTTTTCTGCGAAAATCAAGAATGCCGAAAAGACGGATTATGCCGGAACCGTTACAAACCGCATGATGAAATCAGGGAAAAAGCAGCTTGATATTTTCAAAGAAACATCCAAAAACTTTGCTATGGAAGTATCAGCAACCCTGCTGCCGTCTGTAACTTCGCTTGTAAAGCATCTTAATAAATTACTTGTGAAATTTGAAAATCTGTCACCCGAAACAAAGAAAACAATTGGTACCGTTGCGGCCCTGACTGCAGTATTCGCGCCTCTTGCTATTGGTTTAGGGGCTGTGTTTAAAGCTATCAGCATTACAACGTCTGGCCTCATGGGTTTAGGCCGGGCCGTCTCCTTTGTTGCGAAATCACCTTTTACCTTCTTCAAAAATGCAAGATTGGAAGGAACGAAGACCAACAAAGTTTTAAAAGGGATCGGCAAGGGTTTTAAATGGACTGGAAAACTGGCATGGGGTGGCGTAAAGAAGACCGGTTCAGCTATTAAAATATTTGGCAAAGGGATCGGAAAAGCCTTCAAATGGACGGGCAAGCTGGCATGGAGCGGAGTAAAGAAAACCGGCTCATTAATTAAGATTTTCGGAAAAGGAATCGGCAAGGCGTTTAAGTGGACTGGAAAACTGGCGTGGTCAGGTGTTAAAGCTGCGGGCCGGGGTATTACTGCCTCTGGAAAGGCCATCGGAAAATCTTTTAAATGGACAGCCCGCCTTGCTGCTACTGGTATCAAAAAAACAATTGTTGGTATTGGTGTAGCTTCAAAAGCTACAGCAAGAGGCATAAAAACAATGACAAAAGCTTCCCTTTCCTTTGCGAAAACGGGAAGTATTTGGGTTGCTCAAAAAGTGAAAATACTTGCAGTGGCAACGGCTCAAAGAGTAGCGACAGCGTCAACAAAAGCATGGGCGGTCGCTCAAAGAGTATTAAACGTAGCTTTAAAAGCGAATCCCATCGGTCTTGTTATTACGGCTATCGGCCTGCTTGTGGCTGCGGTTATCTATTCGTATAAACACTTTAAGGGATTCCGAAAAGTGGTTGACTCTGTTTGGTCGGGTGTGAAGAAAACTTTTTCTTCATCGGTAAAATACTGCAAAAAACTTTTTACTAGTTTGTCTAAGAATTTTGGCGATACATGGGGAGATATAAAGGACGAATTTAACAGCGCAACAAAATTAATTAAAAGTATTCTAAAAACATTTTCTGATTTTTTTCATGGTCGATGGGACAAACTTTGGGACGATTGTAAATCTATTGTGAAAAATGGCGTGAAGCTTGTTAAGTCACAATTCAAGGCCGGATTTAATTTCTTGAATAAAATAACAGGCGGAACGCTAGGGAAGATGTGGAAAAAGGTTTCTAAAGTTGGCGGGGATATTATTTCTTTCTTCAAGAAACTGCCCGGAAAAATGGCTGACGGGATTAAAAGCGGAGCTAAAGCGCTTGGAAACGCCGGGATTTTTGTCGGGAACAAACTGATTGATGGCGTAGAAAGCGTGACAAACGGCGTCATTGGCGGTGTAAACTGGGTTCTTAAAAAAGTAGATATGCCAACAATCGACGACGTTAAAATGAAACACATCCCTTACTTTGCAAAAGGCACATGGCAGGGTGATCCGAACGCGTTCGCCGGTGGGCTTGCTCATGTTGGTGATGGCGGTAAACATGAACTGATGCGTTTTCCAAACGGGGAAATGGCCTTATCTCCAAACACAGATACCATAGTGAATCTACCGCGAGGTACATCAATTTTAGGCGGTGACAAAACCGAACAATTAATGAAAAGCGGGGCACTGCCGAAATTTTCAATTGGAACATGGCTCGGTTCTGCAAAAGACTTTATTAAGGGCGGCTGGAGCAAACTTAAAGACATTGGATCAAATATCTATGATTATTTATCCGATCCAACGAAATTATTAAATACGGTTGTTTCTAAATTCGCCGGCTCCGCGCTTGGGAAGCTAGGCGGCTCCATCCTTGATATGGGAAAAGGCATAATTAAAAAGATTATCAGCGGCGTGAAAGACAAACTGACTGATTTTGCATCTGGCGGCGTTGATACTGGCGATGTGAAGGTTTCCGGCTCCCTGAAATCATGGGTAAAAAAAGGAATGAAGATTGCAGGCGTAAGCGGCGCCGCATGGGAAAAAGGTTTAGAGACAATAGCGATACATGAATCCGGTGGCACGGCCGGTTCCCATGTGAACAAATGGGATTCAAACTGGCGGGCCGGTCATCCGTCTGCCGGGTTAATGCAGATGGTTGAAACAACGTTTGCATCTCACGCCAAGGCTGGTCATAAACAATGGCTTAACCCGATAGACCAGGTAGCGTCAGCAATCGGATATATTCAATCACGATACCACGGTATCGCAAATGTCCCCGGCATTAAAGCACTGGCACATGGTCGTAAATACGTCGGATATGCCACCGGTACGGATCATCATAATGGCGGGCCGGCGGTTTTGGGCGACGGGGGGCAGCGTGAACCATATTTAACGCCACAGGGCCAGTTTGGTGTAAGTCCGAGCGTGCCGACTCTTTTCGCAAACCTACCAAAAGGCACGAAAGTATGGCCGTCTATTAAAGCGTTTAAAGAGCAAGTGGGGCACTTTGCGAAAGGGACAAATGAGGTTTGGGTTGATGGATATTACCGGAGCAATGGAACATATGTAAAAGGGTATTGGCGGAAGAAACCTGAAAGTCATTCAACTAAATCCGGCTCCTCAAAGAAAACAAAAACGAAAACCATTATAAAGTATGTGACACGGCCGGCGGCCAACAACAAAACATTGAGTAAGGAAGCAAAAAAACAAAAGGCTGCAGCAGCGGCGAAGAAAAAAGCGGCTGAACTCAGTAAGAAAATTTCTGACAGCATTTCAACGATCATTACAGATTACAGGGCCGGAAAAATTTCAGCCAAAACAGAAAGGGCGCGGCTGGAAGCCATTCAAAAGAATCATAAATTAACAGCGACACAACGCAACCGCATTGTTGCGGCAATTGGTGCGTCAAGTAAAGCCATTGCAAAGCAAATCAGCTCCTATAATAATGCGATAGGCAACGCAATTAATAAGTTTGACAGCACAATGAAAACAATCAGAACAACATATAACAATGCGGTGGCAGATGCGAAAAAAACGTATCAATCGGCTGTAAATGAAAACAGAAACACGGCGTACACATCTTTTGCAATGTTTGATAAGGCAGAACAATCGAAAGTGTCCGGGGTGGGCCTGTTGCGTAATCTTAAATCGCAAAATTCTCTTTATAAAAAATTCACATCAAATATAAAGAAATTGCAGCGGCGCGGCGCATCTAAAAAAATGATTAATGAATTGCTGCAGCAAGGGCCTTCCGCAAATGCAGACGTAGAGGCATTGTTGAGCCTGTCCACAAGTGACTGGAAGTCTTACAAAGGAGCGTATTCAGAAAAGACCAAGACAGCAAATGCTTTAGGTGATCTCACAACCTCATTCGGTGGTGCGAAAACTGATCTTAACAAGGCCCTAAAAACAGCAAAGGCTAAATATCAATCAAGCGTGAATGACGCCGTGAATACATTGGGAAATGCCATGAAATCGGCCAATAAAAAATATCGAAGCACCGGTGTAACACTCAGCGGCCATTTTGTAAGCGGGATTGTAAACGGGTTGAAGAAGAGCCAAAAGGATGTTTCATCTGCTGCCGAGAAAATCGCTCATAACATTGAAAATTCGATCAGAAAGAGATTAGATATTCATTCGCCTTCCCGTGTTGCTGTGCGGCTTATGGGGTTCTTTGGTGAGGGTCTTGTAAATGGTCTGACTGGCAGCATAACAAACGTTTCACGGGCGGCCCTTCATGTCTCGGATTCAATAACAAAGAATATTATCCCGATTGATGGAACGGCAGCCGTGGAAAACCTACAGGCGGTAGCAGCGGCCGCAGCCCGAAAAACGCAACAGAGTAATCAATCGAGCGGCAAAAATGACGAGCTATTAACAAAATTATTATTGGCTCAGGAAAGAACCAACCAATTGTTAGCTCAACTCTTGATCGGGCAGGGGGCCAATCAAAACAATGGAGCTGCGGACTTAAAAACAATCGCTAACCTGCTTAATGGGATCAATGGCAACGCGTTAGGGTTGAATACATTCATGCAAGGGGGTAAACCGTGAGTATCCTACAAGACTTATTCATAAATAAAAATGGGGTAGAACAGGCATTATCAAAGACGGTAAACATGCGTGGGCTGCAGTTTTTGGATATGACTGTTTCCGCCCCGTCCATTACACCGACCTATCTGACAAATCCGGGCCTTGATGGTCAAATTGAGTCAGGGGCGGCCGTATACGGAGCCAGAACAGTAAGTGTAAACTTCTTATTCAAAGGCAAAGATTTACATGACTTTGAATTGGGCTGCCGGGCTATTCATGCTTTTCTTTTTAGTCGAGAGGCTTTCTATATAAGGAGTACGCTTATGCCTGCCATGCGTTACAAAGTAAGAGCGAAGCCGTATGAAACGACACGCCTTAGCTTAACAGATATGACGTTTACCATGGAATTTGACTTGCCTTCCGGTTTCCGGGAGGCTTTTCAAACGACGCAGGAAGCGGACTTTTCAAACGATGCTGCAGCGTGGCCGATCGGAATGAATATACCTTTAGATCAACCATTATTTTATACATTTAAGACGAATTCGTTTTCTGTTTACAATGCCTCAGAGATTGTCTTAAATCCGTTGAAACATCATTTGTTAGATATCACATTGACTTGCACTGGCACGCCAACCATTACGAATAAGACAACCGGCGATGTTTTTAAGCTCAATAAAAAAATGGCTGCCTCTGACACACTTTTATTAAATGGGTGTTACCCGTTTTTAAACGGCAACAGATGCGGACGGGACACAAATCACGGTGTCATTACATTGGCCGAGGGATGGAATGATTTTGTGCTCACTGGATGCGAAAACCCGGTAATCTCATTTAATACGAGATTCCTGTATTTATAGGTGAAGCCATGAAAATCCTTATTGTTAAAAATCCAGAATACGAAGAGATTGTAATGGACTTTACAGACTTTGAGCGCAGCATAGAAAGCAACCTGACAAACTGGCAAATTTCATTTAATATCACTCAGACAAACACCAATGCATTTGTTTTTAATTTGCTGCAAAGCGACCAAGCTTCTTTACTATTTGAGGGCCAAGAATATGTTATACAGCAGATCAACCCGGTATTGAGCGGAAATACGCAAACAATTTCTGTTACGGCCACACATATTTATTATGACGTACAGAAAAAAATTAGATTGGAAGACACCATAGATTCGGATTATGAGGACGACAGCCGGCCAAAACATACGCTTGAAGAATACTTGTCCTATCTGTATAAGGGAAATACCTACGGGTACAGCTACGAAATTAAAGGGGCTTTTACGGCCCGTAAATTAATACCCGAGTTTGGTAAATCAGATGCGGTTTCCTTAAACAATACCTTAATTGATACTTTTCAGTGTTATGTGATGGCGGATAATAAGAAGGTCATCTTTATGGACGAAGCCCATTTTAAAACTGTCACAGAAGAACAATTCAGATGGCTGTACAACACTGATGACATTAATTTATCACTGGATAAAACGAATCTACGGACAAAATGTTGGGTGTATCCGTATAAGGATGCCCACGACAACTATTTTTTCGAACCATATGTTTATACGTCCGCCAATGCTGAAAGATTCGGTGACTCATTCGCGGAGCCGTTGGATTTAACAGGCGATACGGATGCAACAACAAAAAAATATACAGATGCGGAGGCTGTAAAACATCTGCAGGACGTACCGGAAGCCACGTTCACATTGAATTATTACGGCTCCCGTCTCCCGGCAATAGGGGAAGTGTGGATGGCTATCATTGAGCCAATGGGCTTGGATGTAGATGTTACAATCGTTGGGGTAAAGGATTACCCTTTCGATGATACAAAGCCCGCAGAATTGACGTTCAGCAACGCAAGGAAGGATATGCTTTCTATTCAACAGCAAATATCCAAGAAAGCAACGACAGCATATAATAAATCCCACTTTGCAACGGAGTTAATCAGCAGTGTTCAAAATGTGGCTGTCAACGCATGGGATGCGCGAGTAGTCATTGAAAAGGTGGGTGAGGTTAATGACTGATATTGTTATCTTAAAAGATTCCAAAAACAACCCGTTTTATCCTAAAACGCATACGTCGGCGGTGGCCGGTTTAGACAACAGGCTATCCGAATACGACAACAGAATGATCAATGTTGAGTTGAGTAATCTGGTAGTTAACCCGTTGAAATGGAAGGGAGGCAACGCCTCAGCATTCGGCCGCAAACAGTATTCTGATATTTATCATGATGCCAGCAAATTAAATCTGAACACATTGACAATTCCGTTGCAAATAGCGGCGGCCGACGCGTCTGATTCTAACCCTGTTATTACCGACTACTCATATAACGAAGCATGGGAGGCCATACCGAAAGCCAAACGAGACGGATACAGGGTTATTTTAGAGCCGTACCCGTTCATTGCAAACGGAACGGTCGCGGAAACAGACTGGATACCGACCGATATTGAACAATGGTTTTCTGTTTGGGGCCAGCATTTGAAAAATCTTGCTGCTACCTGTGAAGAGAATGGCGTTGATGGGCTTTACATTGCTTCTAACCTTGTTCATATGGAAAGCTTTACTGACAAATGGAAAGCGTTAATTTCCGAGGTTCGTACGGTTTACACAGGGGAAATTCTCTATCGTACAAATTATTGGATCACAGCTTCATGGGCGCCTGATTATGTGGAAGCGTATGAAAATAAACTCAATAACGCTCTTTTTGGATTGGTTGACGTCATAGCAATTGCGGCATACTTTGAGTTGACCGATAGTAAAAACCCTTCTGTTGACGAGCTTATAGATGCAATTTACAACGTGCCTTTATATGGCCGCGGTCAAAATATTTTTGATGAAATAAAGGCTTTCCATGACAAGTGGGAAAAGCCTATTTTTTTTGGTGAATTAGGGATTCCGCCCTATTCAAATTCGCCGGAGCAGCCGCACAATGCTTTTGGTGATCTTGGAGAATATAACGAATCCATTCAGTCTAATTGGTTTGAGGCGTGGGTAAGGGCTTTTCAAACACAAGAATGGTGGCTCGGTTATTCCATTTACACGATCGCAGATGAAAAATCAGTGTACAACGTAATGGGCCGTAAAGCAGAGACGGTTATTCGCGGCCAATCATTGGGCGGGCAACAATACAGCATGAACGAAGTGATCAACCAGCTCAACGATTTGAAAAAACAGCTCGACGAATTGAAAAATAAGTGAGTAAAGAGAGGATGAAATCATGATCAATTTAAATAAGGATTTACCGACCAGCTTAGACCGAGATTTTCGTGAGGCTCTAAATACAAATTTCGAGAAAATCGAACAGGCTATCAATAATCCTTCCGCGCAGCTATCACCAGAAGAAATTGGCGAGAAGATCAAAGAAAATAATGACGAAATGTATAGAGAAATCAGGGCAATTATAACACCCGACATGTCGCCCTTAGAGGTTACGGAGCAAGTGGAACAGGCGAAAATAGACAGTAAAAATATCAAACATGCCACGTTGTCGGAACGGATCGCGGCAGAAACAGTATACTCACAAAATAGTAATGAGTTAAATCAGCTTCTAAATATCACCGACAGCGGCCACATCAGTGTTGATTTTATTAAGAAAAGCAATCTTCTCAATGCAAAGAAAATCGCTATTTTGGGGGATAGTGTAGCCCACGGGCTGCGCGCCCAATACAACTTTGGTGATATTTTGAAAGAAAGGACAGGTGCCGAGGTCATTAATCTTTCTGTCAGCGGCGTTAACATGAGCAATAACGGAAACAACAATATCTATCAGCAGGCCCTTAAAACATCCGGTAACGAGGTTGTCATTGTGCAGGGAACGGATGATGATTGGTGTAACAGCATTGATGTTGGGACAGATGAAAAGGACATTACGAAATTCTACGGCGGTTTTTATCAAGTCATTCAACAGCTCCGCATGAGAAATAAAGGCTGTAAGATCATCGTCATGACTCCCACACGACAAGCGAAAATTTCAAACGGAAAGATTGTCCGACGGGATACCGATAAAAACAAATTAGGGCTGACATTGGCCGACTATGTGGATGCACAAAAGGAAGCGTGTACGCTGCTTTCTGTCCCGTATGCTGACATGTTTTATACGGATTTAATTGATCCTTACAATCCTGCATTCAGAAAGATGTGTATGTCAGAAGGGCTGCACCCGAACGAGATCGGGCATCAAATTATTTTCCAAGAAATTTGCCGGAATTATTTTTACTACTACGGATAAGGGGAGCGTTTAAAACATGGCAAATCAAGATTTAGTTTTTGATATTAGCAAGGCGCATTTAGAGCAAATTAACCAGCAGCTTATCATTGGAAGAGTGGGGGACGGCGGTTTAAAAGCGGTGACGGTATCAGTCATATCAAACGGTACGCCTTATGATCTAACCGGGAAAACTGTCTCTTTCGAAGGGCTGAAGCCTGACGGCACGCATATTATTGATACAAACGGCGGTATTGTCCTTAATGCCCAGGGCGGGATTTTTCGTTATGTGTTCCCTTACCAAGCATTTGCGGCCATGGGGGAATATGAACAGGCATTCTTTAAAGTGAGCCGAGACAGTCAAACAGACACCACATTAGAATTTAAAATCAAGGTGCTTGAAAATAAAGTTGAAATGGGTATCAATTCAGCCTCCTTTATTTCTGATTTTGAAAATTTGAAAACGCAGCTTAAACAAGCCTATGACGACTTTTTAACCTTGGTCAAATCAGATCAGGAAGCAACACAAAATATCATAGAGGGCACTAAAACAACAATCCAATCATTGCAAGAGCAATTAAATACGCTTAATACTAAAATTCAAAACAGTGATATTGTCACCACCGGCCAATATGAAAATGATATGAGAACCCTCAATGATCAAATTAGTCAATTCAACAGCGTAGTTGATAATTTGGGAAAAAGCGTGTCCGCTGATCTTGGAGAAATGAAACAAAAGATTGATACAGCTATCGTTAACAAAATGGATACAACACCCGTTGTTTTAGCAGACATTCATGACATTATCAGTACCGGCGTTTATTGGTATAATTCCACAACTCAAAACCTGCCGCCTAAATTAAACGGCGACAATGCAAATGGATTTATTTTTGCCGTTTTCAGTGATCAGGATAATGGTTTAGTGACTTTGCAGGGATCTGATTGGCATATTGAAAAATATCAGGGAGCCTATCGTAATTGGGTGTCAAAATCACCGGTTCTATTGTTTTCAGGGAGCGCGAAAGCGGGGGATACTATTAAACTTGCTGCAGACATTTCGAATTTCAGTTATTTCCTTTTCGAAGTCCATTTTAAAACGGACTATTACCATGTTTCGACGCAACGCCCCGTCCCGGTCGATACTGTTTTTTATATCAACAATGCCGGCCTAAAAAGCAACGGGAAAGGCATGTATCAAGATGAAATCAGACTGAAGTACACGGACGGAAAGACATTAGTTGTTACAGAATGTCTTTCGCTGGATACTGAAAAAATGGAAATCAGTAACCCCGAAATCTATATTTCGAGTATCAAGGGGGTCTTTTAATTGCAAATTGTCCTAAATGAAAACAACGAAGTAGCAGCTTATGCATTGGTGGGGGAACTGGATAAAGCAATTGAGATATCGGATGAATTTGCTACGGATGATTTTATTTCCAATCCGTTCCGTTACAAATTATCTGATGGCGCGCTGATTGTTAACCCGGATTATCAAAGTCCTATCATTGATGATTCAAATACCCCAGGCCCGATGGAGCAGGCTCAGGAGCAAATTGTTTCCCTTGTGCAGCAGCACATTACGGATAGTCAAACCATCAAGCAAATGCAAGATCAAATTATTCAATTGACTAAAGCAGTCATGACATTACAGAAAGGGGAATAGTAACACATGAATTTTCCAACATATGCAGATGCACAGGTTTATTATCAATGGGGTTTTGATATTTCATTTTGTGTGGAAGGCGGCGCCATTACTCCCGATCAATTTAAGGAGATTACCGGAAAGGATTACGGAGAAGAGACAACGGAAACGGCAGGAGATGCCACACCCTCGGCCGGGTCTTCTGAGTCAACTGGCAGCACTACTGAAAGTGAACAAGTAAAGAACAATGAAACGGCACCTGTAACCGAATAGGTGTTTTTATTTTGTAAAAAAGGAGACGTCAACAATGGAAATGGATATCATGCAATATTTGATGACTCAGGGGCCGTTTGCGGTGTTATTTTGCTCCCTGCTGTATTATGTCATGAAAACGAGCAGAGAGCGGGAGGCGAAGCTATACGGGCAAATTGATTCTCAAAATGAGCTTTTAGCAAGATTCAGTGATAAATATGAAATTGTCATTGATAAGCTGGACGAAATTCAAATGAAAATTGAAAAATAGGAGGATTCTTTATGTTGAATATGAGAGACAGGGGTACGGTCATTCGGACGGTGCTTCTTTTGATTGCACTTATTAACCAAACAATGCTGATGCTTGGTAAGTCACCGTTGGATATTTCAGAAGATCAGGTGAATCAGCTTGCGGATGCTCTTTACACTGCTGGTTCTCTCATTTTTACTATCGGGACTACAGTGGTAGCATGGTTCAAAAACAACTATGTGACAACAAGAGGGCACCAACAAAAAGCAGTTCTCAAACAAAACAATCTAACAAAATGATGCTGCTGGATAACCCGGCAGCTTTTTCTATATTAAAAATGAATGGAGAGAATGAATATGACAATCACAGTGAAAAAGAACCTTGTATCATCAGCTAAATACGGTTTGAAATGCCCGAACGCAATGACGGCGCAGTACATCACCATCCACAATACAGCCAATGACGCATCAGCTGCCAATGAGATCAGCTACATGATCGGAAATACTAGCTCGACAAGCTTTCATTATGCAGTCGATGACAAAGAGGTTATTCAAGGTCTGCCGTTAAATCGTAACGCATGGCACACAGGAGACGGAAAAAACGGCACCGGGAACCGTAAGTCTATTGGCGTTGAAATCTGCTACAGCAAGTCAGGAGGGCCTAAATACAGGGCTGCTGAAAAGTTAGCTATCAAGTTTGTTGCTCAGCTGCTTAAAGAACGCGGATGGGGTATTGATCGTGTGCGCAAGCATCAAGATTGGAACGGCAAGTATTGCCCGCACCGTATTTTGTCGGAGGGCAGATGGGATGAGGTTAAGGCTGCCATTGAAAAAGAATTGAAGGCTCTGGGCGGGAAAACAACTTCAACATCTGCGCCTAAAGCTTCTGGGGGCACTTACACAGTCAAAAAAGGCGATACTCTTTCCGCAATTGCAAAAGAGCATGGGGTAAGTGTGGCAAACCTTCAGAGCTGGAATAACATTAAGGACCCGAATAAAATCACAGTTGGCCAAGTGCTAAAGCTGACGGAATCATCCGGCTCTTCTAAGCCGTCATCCAGCGGTAAGAAATACGTTTACCTTCCGGCTTCAGCCGATTCATGGCGCATCTATCCGACAAACAAGGCGCCGGTCAAAGGGAACGAATGCGGCTTATTGCGTCCTAAGAAATTCGGCGGCCTGAAGTACGGGGTTCTCGGTAATCCACAAACGGACGTTTACACGATCAAGACGGATCAGTTCGGAAAGGTAAACATCTATGCTGCGAAGCACACAGGCGCAACAGTAAAATAAACGAAAGCAAAACTTGAATCTTTATTGAAGTGAAAAAAGACCCTCTCTATGAGAGGGCCTTTTAACTAATGCTTTAAGAATAACTTAATTAACGAGAGATAATGACTGACTATTTCGAAATTAAATTAATAAGATCTTTATTTTATTACTCTAACATTGTTATACTAATAACTAACATATTTTCTAAATTGGAGGACTATTGTTATGAAAGGGAAAAAGATCGTCATTTGTTTATTGGCCATCTCTATTATTTTCATAGTTGGCTTTTATTTTATTAAGAGTAATGAAACTCCTGATTCAGCGAAAAAATTTAATAGTGAACAGGAAGCTTTACAGTATGCTAAACAAGAATCACCTTATATTACTGACTTTATAGATGAAACAAAGGAAATTGACAATGAAAAAGTTGTGATATATACATTTGAAAAAAATAAACAAATGGGTATAGGTACAGGAACATTGGCATGGGAAGATAAAAAAGTGACATGGGTAAAGAACGGGAATGATATAGTACTTGATAGTAAGAATAATAAGACTGATATTTCAGGTGATGTAAAGTCGTATTCAGGTAAAAAGTATAAATTATATGCTGGATTTAACAAAACAAAAAATCTAAAAATTGAAACTCAGACAGATAATAATGTAACTCCTCATGTGGATAAGAAATCAGGAATATATTATTTGTTAATTCCTAGTATAAATTAATCACATCTCATTTACAAAACTCTCCTCCTTTGGTAATATTTTAATGTGTCATAAAAATGAGGAGGGTGTATATGAAAAAGAAAGTTGCGCTTTTGATTACTGTTTGCGTGGTATGTTTGATGATTTTTGGAAATCCTACGAAAGGATTTGCAGCCGAGCAAAATACTATCAATCTATCTGATTCAAATGTTGAAAAATTTTATGATGAGGAACAAAATGCAGTAATTGCACCATTCAAAGCGACAGAAAATGGTCTTGTACCTGTTTCAAAAGAGGAATATGAAAAAGCGACTAAAACGACAGAAAACGAAGATTTAGAGAATGAGTTTGTTGTTTCTGAGGAAAATAATGACGAGCCAGAATTTAATGCCTATGCTGACGTTGATATTAGAACTTGGAGTTATAAAGAAAAATCAGCCACTAAATATTATGGAGATCCTATTAAAGTTTCAGCATCAATTAAGTGTACTTCATCATCGTGTAGAGTAGATAAACAATGGCAAGCTACTGTATCTAAGTCTTACAGTGTTAATGCTTCATCAGAAATTAAAGCTATAAACTATGGTGCTAGTTTTAATTTTACGTCAGCAAAATCTAGTTCTAGTACATATTCCTTTACAATAAAAAAAGGTCAATCAGGATATATAGCTTTTAAACCATACAAAAGAAAGTCTACAGGTACCTTAACGCAGTATTCTACAATGCATGGTAAAATCAGTAGCAAATCAGCCTACGGAAGATCAGCAATTAAGCTGAGAACTGGAGAAGCTGATGGATACTATTCTTTTGTTTTTACTAAAAAATAGTATGATAGATCAGTTTAATAGAGGAAGGGTAAAAGTAATACCCTCGCTCAAAAAAGCCCAACTCATATGAGAAGGGCTTTTTTGAATAATCCATATTTTCTTTTTTTTATCCCATGAAAGCGCGCCTTTGCGGATCAGGCTTTTTTTGTTGTTCTCGTATTTCTTGTTCGCTTTTCCCGGACTTTTTTTAGTTCAGGAAGAGTGGGGTTCTTTCCGTGCAGACGCATATTAACAAAAATTTGATATGACTTTCGTTCAAAATCAGTCATACGCGATCAACTCCTGAAGTTAGTAATGTAGGAATTTATTTGGCTTTATCATAAAAAAGCCCAGTTATTAGTGGTCCTCCATTTTCAGCTTTTTCCTTCTGAACTGATCCATAAAGAATAATGGTTTGGTTCTCCTTTAACTTTGTAGGGAATAGCGCAAAAACATTATAAACACCATACCCGTTTTTCTCTTTAGATGAAATAATAAATTTCCCTCCAGCTTCGGCATTTTTGATTGCAGAAACTTCTCCTTTGATACGAACTATTTTATCTGGAGGGTCCTCAACATTGATTTTTTTGAAATCAGCGTCTTTTCTAATCTGTTGCTGCTTTTCCTCAGTTGAAATATCGTCCAGTTCATCTTGCTGAGAGGTGCTTGAGGTAATGGACTTTTTCTCAGTTGGCGAATCATCTGATTGAGCCATATAAGTAAATCCACAGATTGAGAGTAATAAGCTTATTGGCAATATCCATAGGCCTTTTTTTCTTGTTCTTTTGAAGAATAAAAGAATTAAACCAATTACGATTCCGATTGCGGAAAATATAGAGAGAAATCCCATAAATAAAATCATAATATCCTCCAATTTTTTAAGGTAACATTTACATTTTAAAACAGATGAGTGTAATTTTCTATTCTGTTCAGCGGGCTTAGGCTGGGCAACAACTATCCGATCGGATACGAAAGCAAAACTTGAAGCTCTAATATAAAAGAGAAATAGAGAAAAATCCCTCTCTTTTTACCCAGGAGGGAAATTTTTTGTTAAATGTGTAGACATTAGTCTATACATATGCTATAATAAATACATAAGGAGGTGAAGAAATGCTAGACAACATAATAAAAATCCTTCAAATTATCTTCTATGTTGTTTCTATCGGTTGGATTTTTCAGCAGTCCCACGATAGTAACAAGAAAGATAATAAGAAGGATTAA